AAAGGTGGATACATGAGTTTACATTGTGATAATATACATCATAGTCATGGTCAACAATATGGATATCCACAGGCCTCGGTTTTATTATTTTTAAATGATGATTATGAGGGTGGTGAGTTTATTGTATCAGAACTACAATTAAATATAAAAAAAGGTGATGCAATTATTTTCCCATCTAATTTTATGTTTCCACATGAAGTTAAAGAAGTGACACAGGGAACACGCTGGAGTATTGTATCATGGTTGATGTAACACAACATAAATGTTTTCCTACTATCATAAATGAATTTCAATTTGATATGGATAAACAAGAACATAATTTAGTTATTGATGAACTCAATGATATGGAAAAGTATGATGATAATAATCTTATCACTCAAACTACAGATGATTTATCTAAACATATACCAAAGTTTACAAAACAAATTTTTAATATAACAAAACATATATGTGAAAAATATTCATACTTATATGACAGATTAGAATTTACAGGTATGTGGGCAAACAAATTAAATAAAGGTGATATACATCCACCACATACACATTCAAATAATATTTTTTCTGGTGTGTATTATCTAGAGGGTGGTTCACAAATACAATTTTTTGACCCAAGACCACAGGCAAGTGTTTTACATCCCAACTTAAAATACACTAACTTTGATAACTCTGGTATGATAGGATTTAATTCATCAAAAGGACATGGTTTAATTTTTCCTAGTTGGTTACAACATTGGGTAACTACAACAGACAAAACTAGAATTAGTATATCATGGAATATATTATTAAGAGGTGACTATGGACAACCAAACACATTACAAAATTCACATATCTAAACTTAACGAAGTTTACTTAAAAGTAGAATGTGATAACTCTGGTATCTGTTATGAGTTAGTACAGTACTTTACCTTTGAAGTGCCTGGTCATAAATTCATGCCAGCATTTAGAAATAAAATGTGGGATGGTAAGATAAGATTATTTTCTGATAAAACAGGTAAAATATATGTAGGTTTATTATCTTATATCAAAGAGTTTTGTGAAAGAAATGAAATAGAATATGTTATTGCTGATGATGTTGATGATACAGACAATTTAGATATAGAAAAAGTAAAAGACTTTGTAAAATCTCTTAAACCAAAATCAAAAGGAAAAGAATTAGAAGTTAGAGATTATCAGATTGATGCTATACAATGTGCATTAAGTAATCATAGAGGTATGTTAGTATCACCAACTGCTAGTGGAAAGTCATTAATCATATATGCACTCATAAGATTTTATCATTATTTACTTAAAGATAAAAAGATATTAATACTAGTACCAACTACATCATTAGTAGAACAGATGTATTCTGATTTTATTGACTATGGTTGGAGTGATAAATACTTACATAGAATATATCAAGGTCATGAAAAAGTAACAGATAAACCTGTAGTTATTTCAACATGGCAGTCTATCTATAAGTTAGACAAAAAATATTTCGAAAATTTTGGGTGTGTAATTGGTGATGAAGCACATCTATTTAAATCTAAGTCATTGACAACAATCATGACTAAACTTATTAATTGTAAATATCGTTTTGGATTAACAGGTACTTTAGATGGTACACAGACACATAGATTAGTTTTAGAAGGTCTGTTTGGTAAAGTAGAAAAAGTAACAACTACAAAAGAGTTAATGGACAAAGATACTTTAGCTAGTCTTAAAATTAAATGTTTAGTGTTAAAACATAAAGAAAATGAGTGTAAAGAAGTAAAGGACTTAAAATATAGTGAGGAGTTGCAGTATATAGTGGCTCACAGGGCACGTAATGACTTCATTTCAAGACTTTGTGACAAACTAAGGGGTAACACTCTATGTCTTTATCAGCTAGTCGAAAAACACGGCTCAGTACTATATGAGATGATGAAAGATTTTGATAGAAAAGTATTTTTTATACATGGTGGAGTGGATACAGAAACAAGAGAAAAAATTAGAGCAATAACGGAGAAAGAAACAAATGCAATTATTGTGGCGTCATATGGTACATTTAGTACTGGTATTAATATTAGGAACTTGCACAATATCGTGTTCGCAAGTCCAAGTAAAAGCAGAATACGAGTGCTCCAAAGTATCGGTCGTGGATTGCGTAGACCGAATATGGGTGAGGTACACACAACACTTTTAGATATTGCTGATGATTTTACATATAAAGATAATAAGAATTTTACTTTAAATCACTTTTTAGAAAGAATAAATATATACAACGAAGAAGAATTCGATTACGAAATAGATAGGATAAGGATATGACAGATAACACCACAAGAGTAATAAAATTAGCTAATGGTGAAAGTATTGTATGTACCTGTATACCTACAAGGACAGATGAAGGTTCAGATAAATTGCATGTAATACAGCCATTAAAAATGGAATTAAAAAATAGAGTAACAAAGAAAGGAGTAGTTGAGGCCTTATCTTTATCTCGCTGGTTACAACCATTTACAGAATCTGATGAATTTGACATTGAAAAATCAAACATTGTCACAGTCACTTCAGCATCTTATGCTTTAAATAATTATTATAACTTTATGTTACAATCATTTAGCGAGGCGGATGCTGAGCAAAATGAACCATTGATACAACGTAAAGTTAATGATGATGATGATGAAGATGAATTAGATAATTCTGAAGAAGTTAAAGCATTATTTAAACAATATATTTCCGCACTAGCAGGCGATAAAAGTGAATTAGAAGAAGATAAAATAGAAGAATTATCTGATGAAGAATTAGATAGTATACCGTGTAGTACTACTAAGCATTAATCATCTCTTTAGAGTATATATTATTCTCCGCTGGAACACAGCGAGTATAAAAGGTTGAACAAGGTTTGTCAACGCTAATTTGCAAATAAATGCAAAAAACTTTTTTAGCTAAAACCTGTAATAAAACTTGACATAATATGTCCAACCTAGTACTATAGCAACATATCAATTTTAAACGGAAAGGAAATGGCAACAACAAAGAAAAAAGGAGCTCATTACATAGACAACAAAGAGTTTCATGCAGCAATGATTGCATGGAAAGAACTATGTAAAGAAGCAGAAGAAGCTGGAGAAGAAAAACCACAAGTAACTAATTACATAGGTGAGTGTTTTCTAAAGATTGCAAATGGATTATCTTATAGACCTAACTTCATTAACTATACCTATCGTTCAGAAATGGTATCAGATGGTATTGAAAACTGTCTACAATACATACATAACTTTGACCCAGAGAAGTCAAAGAATCCTTTTGCATATTTTACACAAATAATATACTATGCATTCCTAAGAAGAATTCAAAAAGAAAAGAAACAAACACATATCAAAAACAAAATAATTGAGAAACAACAATATGAATCTTTTTGTGTAAATGAAGGTGATGATACAATATATGATGTAAAAGGTTTTGACCCAGACATTATGTTACCTGATGAAGATGTGTATAAAGTTAAGAAAAAAGAAAAAGTAGAAGGACCAGAGGGTTTAGAAACCTTTATGGAAACTGACAAAAAAAATACTTAATGAAAATAGCGATAATTACTGATACTCATTTCGGTGCAAGAAATGATAATGTGAATTTTAATGAATACTTCTATCAATTTTATGAGGGTGTGTTCTTTCCATATTTACAACAGAACAATATTAAAACAGTAATTCACTTAGGTGATTGTTTTGATAGGCGTAAGTATGTATCCTATCGTACAGCAAAAGATTTTAGAGAAAGATTTATATTACCATTTAATGTATTAGGAATTGACTTACACATGTTAGTTGGTAATCATGATATCTATTATAAGAATACAAGCGAAGTAAATTCACTTACAGAATTACTAGGCGGTAAACACAATAACATACACATTTATGATGAAGCAACAGAGGTAGACTTTGGTGGATTACCAATTTTACTAATGCCATGGATTACACAATCAAATGAAATTTATGCAGAGGGTATGATTGATGAAACTAAAGCTGATGTATGTATGGGTCATTTAGAAATAAATGGTTTTCAGATGAATAAGAATGTTATAGTTTCTAGTGGCGGTCGCGAAAAAGAATTTTTTAGAAAGTTTGATACAGTCATGAGTGGACATTTCCATCACAAATCAGATGATGGTCAAATCTATTATCTAGGTACACCATATGAAATATATTGGAATGACTGGGAAGATAAAAAAGGATTCCATATCTATGATACAGAAACAAAAGAGTTAGAGAGAATAATAAATCCATATAGTATATACGAAAAAATATATTATGATGATACAAAAGAAAATTATAAAGAACATGATATTACAAAATATGCTAATAAGTATGTTAAACTTATTGTAGTAGTTAAAAAAGATTTATATCAGTTTGACCAATTCTTAGACAAGTTATATACTGCAGATGCTTTTGATATAAAAATTGTTGAAGATTTTTCAGACTTAGATGCAAGTTCAGTATCAGATGATATTGTAGAAAACACAGAAGACACAGTAACATTATTAAACAGATACATTGATGACTTACCTATTGATTTAGAAAAAGATAGGTTAAAGAATCAAATGAAATCTTTATATACAGAGGCACAAGACTTAGACTTAGAATGATTATATTTGAAAAGGTTCGTTGGAAGAATTTTCTTTCTACAGGA